AGTCACGAACCCGCCAGTAGCACTGGCGGGAGCGCGATCGGCGCATGGTTGGTCGTCAATAAACTGGTAAGGACGGGCACATGCCAAGTCGCTTGCATCAGCCATCTCCTCAATAGTCGGGACGCTGGAGCGTTGTGGGAGAGACAAAGCCTCGACCGTAGACTCTGCAGCAATAGCAGCTGTCATAAGTTTAATGTTCTCCATGGCATTAGTGAGTTCCCGCACACGCACGATCTTTTGCAGCTCGACGTTTTGGAGCCTGTCAGCTCGATGGCGCTTCTCAACCACATGAGTCCTGCACGTGAGGCAATGGGTGAGCTCAAGGGTGCTGGCTAACCTAGCTTGATGAACGTGCACAAATTCCTCATTGCAGTGTTTGCAAGCATGGGAGTGCAGTTCGCTGGTACGGACCCCGTTGTCTTTATAGGCACGCATGCGGTACTGTGGCGAAACAGAAAGGAGCTGCTCAAGAGAGCACGGCGTATCTTCAGACAACATGGTGGCAACCAACGCTTGGATAGGCTTGAGGTCGTGTGCAGTTGGCATTAGTTCATCATGGACTAAAAGGAGATTCCTGAGAGCAGTAGGGTCAGCCCTCAACAGGAAGTCAGCGATGGCAAATGCAAGCGAGAGCTTGTCTTTAAAGACTTTCTCCTTCTTCGTGTTCGAATAGGGCTGCAACTTGATGACGGTTAAAATCCAAGAAGGCAAAATGTTGGGCGGTCCGGTGAGGTGCTGGACCAATTGTATCCACATACTGGGCGAGAAGAATTGTGGACTCTCGATAGTGTAGACATTACCGTCGCGGTTTATCGACGACGCAACATACTCAGCCGTGGACGCCACTGCAAGTACATCCTTGATTATAGCGTTGGTCTTAAACTCATCGTAAGTGAGCGTGAGAAATAACTCCCGAACACGGCGAAACATTGTTTTCGGGGACAGGTAAGTGGACTGTCCATCTTTTGTAACCTCATAAATCTTAAAGGCATTCATGTTCATGCGATAAGGAATTGGTTCAGCTGGTGCAAGAGCGTCGGCGAATTTAAACAATTGTCTAAACTGGGTTGTCTCGATAGTAAGAATCCGTTCGTGCACCGCGAGTAAAATCTGGTCACGAACCTCTCGTCGCAGGTCTTTCAGCGGTGTGATTTCCAAATCAGGAAAGAGCAGCTGTCTGGCAGCGATGAAGCGTTCGTAGTAGGCGTCAGGCCAAGCTACGAACTCAACAGCAAACGCACGTAACTGTTCACGGACCTCGTTTTGGTCTGAGAACTTCGTCCAACAAAGTGCGGAG